CAGGACTGGCTTTGGCACTGGTGCATTCGGTGTCAGGGCTTACGGCGTTGATGGTGTTTTAAAAGACGGTGAAGCCATTGTTATTGGCGTCACCTCGACTGCGGCAGCCAATGTTCGCGTTAGGCTTGCCGCGTCTATCATTGCATCCAGCTCCAGCAACACGTCAGACGCCACGAGAGTGCGTGAAGTCAGCGCGTCTGCCTCAGTGTCAGCGAGCAGCACTTCCGCAGCCCAGCGCGTCCGTGAGAGCGCCTCAGACGTATCTGCCAGCTCTGCGGGTTCTGCATCTGTTGAGCGCGTTCGTGAGCAGGGTGCAGCATCGAGCATTGCCGCGAGCAACACGGCGGCCTGCGAGAGAGTGCGTGAGCAAAGCGCGGCGTCGGCGTTTAGCGCGTCAGTAAGCGCAAACGCTGTTACAATAGTTAGCATTGCCCCGATTATATCTGCCGTTACTACAAATGTTATAACGGTCAACCGCGTGCAGTTTAGCGGCTCGGCAATCAGTGCTACTATTAGTACGACTTGTAATGCGATTGAAAAGTGGGAGCCTTTGCCCGGCACGGCTGAATTGTGGACGGAGGTTGATCCTGCGTCTGAAATATGGCAAGGTGCATCTAACGCAACCGAAAGCTGGTCTGCGGTTTCCCCTGACAATTCAGAATGGACACCAGCCCCGGCTACAGGTGAAACATGGGCAGACGCCGCATAGGCTAACGCCGAACAGGCAGACGCCGCATAGGAGAATATCATGGCTGATACAACCACCACAACGCTAGGTTTAACCAAACCAGAGGTCGGCGCTTCCGAGGATACTTGGGGCGAAAAAATTAATACTAACTTTGACTTAGTAGACGACGCGCTTGATGGGACGACGGCTGTATCACTTGACATTAACGGCGGCACAATCGACGGCGCAGTGATTGGCGGTGCAACGCCTGCTGCGATTACTGGTACGGCAATTACAGGCACATCGTTTGCCACGTCTGGCGATATGACCTTCGGCGACAACGACAAAGCCATCTTTGGTGCTGGGTCTGACCTAAGCGTGTGGCACAATGGTTCACACTCGTATGTGCAAGATACAGGAACAGGCAATCTATATTTAGCAGGTTCAAATGTTATAATAAGTAACCCTACAGCAACAGAAACAATGGCTTATTTTGATGATGATGGCGGTGCTTCTCTTTGGTATGATAACTCTGTTAAACTCGCCACCAGCGCCAGCGGTATTGACGTAACTGGCACAGCCGTCACGGACGGTTTAACTGTAGCTGGCAACGTGTCAGTCGATGGCGGCACGATCAAGCTGGACGGGAATTATCCTGTTGGTTCACGCAACGTGGCGTTGGGTGATACTGCGTTAGATAGCGTCACCTCTGCCTCGGATGTTGTTGCTATCGGTCATGCGGCACTGACAGCAAACACAACTGGTGAAGATCAAGTTGCTATTGGTAGTTTTTCTCTGGATGCAAACACCACAGGTAACTACAACACCGCTGTTGGCTTCGCTTCACTTAGTGCCAACACCACCGCCAGCTTCAACACTGCTGTTGGGTATGAGGCGGGTTATACTGGAACAACAGCGCAGCAACAAACCTTTGTTGGCTATCAAGCAGGTCGGTTGTCCACAGGAAGTTACAATACAGCAATGGGTTCTGAGGCTCTTGAGACAAATGCCGCAGGTCAATACAACGTAGCACTAGGAAAGCAGGCACTTACTTTAAACACCTCAGGTAGCTACAACACTGGTTTGGGGACTGATGCGTTATTCTCCAACACCACCGCCAGCGGAAACACTGCGGTAGGTTATCAGGCTGGGTATGCGAACACTACGGGCAACGTAACGGCTCTAGGTTTCTTTGCTCTTAACGCCAATACAACGGGTGCAACCAACACGGCTGTTGGCGACAGCGCACTGCGGGTCAACACCACGGGTGCCAGCAACGTGGCCGTAGGTGTAGATTCCCTGCGGAACAACAACGCTAATTACAACACTGCCGTTGGTCGAGGGTCCTTGCGTTCTACTACCTCTGGCACTTCAAACACTGCTGTAGGCGACTATGCTGGATACTCAAACACTACAGGCCAGATGAACGTGGCTATGGGTGGAGAAACATTCCAAGACAATACGACAGGTAGTTACAATACGGCTCTTGGTATGCTTGCGCTACACTCCAACACCACCGCCAGCAGCAACACGGCTGTTGGAACCAGCGCCCTACGCTTCAACACCACCGCCAGCAGCAACACGGCTGTTGGTTATCAGGCAGGGTATAGTAATACTACGGGTACACGCAACACATTCATTGGTGTGCAGTCAGGCTACGACAATACGACAGGTACGGACAACTCTGTGCTTGGAGACAATGCCGCACAAAACTTAACTTCTGGATCAAACAATGTTGCGGTAGGCAGAAACGCATTAAATAACAACACCACCGCCAGCAACAACACTGCTGTGGGGTATCAGGCTGGGTACACTAATACTACTGGTACAGAAAATGTAGCGGTTGGGCGATATGCTTTACTTAATGCTACAACTGCAAGTTATAATACAGCTACCGGAACAAATGCATTACAAATCAACACCACAGGCGCTAATAACGTAGCAGTTGGCAGTTCTGCATTAGGCTCCAACACCACCGCCCACAACAACACTGCTGTGGGGTATGAGGCTGGTTATAGTAATACTACGGGTTTAAATATAACAGCATTAGGTCGCCAAGCCTTGCGCTATAACACCACTGGTGGCTACAACACCGCTGTTGGGCTAAACGCATTGTGGTCAAATACCACAGGTAGCAACAATACTTCTATGGGCGAACAAGCACTCGTCAACAACACAACCGCCAGCGACAACACAGCCGTTGGGGTTGCGGCCCTGTATTCAAACACCACTGGTACGGACAATAACGCTCTTGGTAAGTCGGCCCTGTATTCAAACACCACAGGCGGTAACAACACTGCTATGGGTGACGGTGCAGGTTATGCCAACACTACTGGTAGCTTCAACACCGCATTTGGTGGCTCCGCCCTTAACTCCAACACCACCGCCAGCAACAACACTGCTGTGGGGTATCAGGCGGGGTATACTAACACCACTGGTGGCACTGCTGGAGGCTTCAATACATTCATAGGCCGGATGGCTGGTCTGAACACTACTGGAGGTGAGAATACGTTTGTAGGGTCATCTGCGGGGGCTTTGGTTTCATCGGGACAGAAAAACACTATTTTAGGTAAGTTTGATGGCAACGCTGGCGGCTTAGACATCCGCACCTCAAGCAACATCATCGTGCTGTCTGATGGGGATGGTAATCCTAGAATTATGGCGAATAGTAATGGTGATCTTACTACAAGCACCTACATTGCTAAAAATGGCTTTGATCGTGGTTATCCCGGCTTTACCGCAAGAAATGGAGACAGTGTTTCTATATCCAGAGATGGCGGCACACCCTTAGAGTTAAACAGGGCCACTAATGATGGCAACCTTTTAAACTTCTACCAAAACGAAACAATTGAAGGTACTATTTCTGTATCTGGCACAACTGTTTCTTATAACGGTGGACACCTTGCCCGTTGGTCTCAGCTTGCAGATAACACTAGTGACAGCAGTATACTCAAAGGAACAGTCTTAACTAACCTTGACCAGATGGCTGTGTGGGGTGATGAAAATAACGAACAGCTTAACTGTATGGCTGTATCATCTGTCGAAGGCGATGCTAATGTTGCGGGTGTATTTGTTAACTGGGATAACGACGATGACGTTTACACCAACGATATGAACATCGCTATGACAGGCGACATGATTATCCGCATTGCTCAAGGCACAACAGTTGCTCGTGGCGATCTGCTAATGTCAGCGGGTGATGGCACAGCCAAACCTCAAGGTGATGACATTGTTCGCAGCAAGACCATCGCTAAAGTTACATCAACGCACATTACCTGCACATATGACGATGGCTCATATTGTGTGCCATGTGTGCTGATGGCTTGTTAATCGTAACCAGTCAGAAAAGGAGAAAGACATGACTGATACACCAACCGCAGAAGAGATTGCCCAGCACTACACAGCAATGGGTCACTCTGTTGACCTGCTGAACGCTGGACAGCCAGAAGGCATGGAAGACGCTGACTGGGCTGACACTGTGTCTCGCAACGTAGAGCATCTGACACTCATGGTGGCAAAAGACTTCTGGACAACAGAAGACATGACCGCTGCTAACGCTGCAATCGCAGCAAACTCTTAACCCCAACTGAAAGGAGACCGTCATGAGCAAAAATGAAAAGAACCTCATCACTGTCAACGACATCGAATACAACATCGAAGACTTCACTGACGCACAGAAGACTATGCTGAACCACATCAATGATCTGGATCGTAAGCTAGGCAGCGCACAGTTTAACTTGGATCAGCTTAACGTAGGGCGTGAGGCTTTCGTAAATATGCTGGCGGGTTCGCTTGAAGCAGAGCCAGCGGAAGGCGAAGCTGAGTAGCTCGCACAACATAACGCAACTGGCCAGCTATATGCTGGCCTTTTGCATATTTGGTACAATGTGCTATATTGGCCGCAATGCGTTTTCCGAGAGGCGACAATGGCTTTAATTGATCTAAACATTCCAGCTGGCGTCTATCGCAACGGCACTGACTTGCAGAGCATGGGCCGCTGGCGCGATGCAAGCCTTATTCGCTGGCATGACGGCGTTATGCGTCCGGTGGGTGGGTGGCGCACGCGCAACGACAACGCTGCAAACGCAAGCATACGCGGCATGACCACTTGGACCACAAACAACAGCAGCCGCTGGATTGCCGCTGGCACATACAACAAACTTTATGCTTGGGCCGCCACTGGCGTTCAATATGACATTACCCCGGTTAGCTTAACTGCTGGGCGTGAGGACGCAATATCTTTCACAGGCTACGGCGGCGCGGAGTTTGGCGCATACGCATACGGCATTGCCCGGCCTGACACAGTTCGCATTCAGCCAGCGACCAGCTGGGACTTGGAAACGTGGGGCGAATACTTACTGGCGTGCAACGAGGACGATGGCAAGATTTACGAATGGCAGCTCGGCACAGGTACGCCCGCTGCGGTTTTGTCTAACGCGCCGACAGGCAATCTTGGTTGCGTTGTAACTGAGGAGCGTTTTTTGTTTGCGCTTGGCGCGGGCGGAAACCCTCGCAAGGTGCAGTGGTCTGACCGTGAGGATAACAATTCATGGACGCCAGCCGCTACAAACGAGGCGGGTGATCTTGAGCTAAACACGTCTGGCGCATTGATGAAGGGCATGACTGTTGCCGGGCAAACCTTGCTTTTGACAACCCGCGATGCTCACGTTGCCAACTACATTGGCCCGCCATACGTTTACGGCATTGAGCGCGTTGGCACGTCCTGCGGGCTTGCAGCAAAGCAGGCTGCCGTTGTTGTGGATGCGGGTGCATTCTGGATGGGCGTTAATTCGTTTTATATGTATCAGGGTGGTCAGGTTCAGGAGTTGCCCTGCGACGTGTCAGATTATGTCTTCAATGACATTAACCGTGGCCAAATCAGCAAATCGTTTGGCATGTCTAATTCCATGTTTGGCGAGATTACTTGGTTTTACCCAAGCGCAGCGTCAACGGAAAACAATCGCTATGTGACGTTTAATTACACAGAAAACACATGGTACATTGGCGAGCTGGCTCGCACGGCTGGCGTTGACCGCAGCGCATTCCGCCAGCCAATGATGGCTGATCCAGCGGATTACAAGATTTACGAGCATGAGATTGGCTTTGATTATGGCGCGTTGACACCTTACGCCGAGACGGGTCCGTTCCGCATTGGCGCTGGGGATCAAGTCATGAGCGTGACTGAGCTTCTGCCGGATGAAAAGTCGCAAGGTGACGTAAATGCCGTCTTTAAGACGCGCTTTTACCCAAATGGCACTGAGCGGTCATACGGGCCTTACTCTATGAGCAACCCGACATCGGTGC